CTATGAGACAGACACTCGCAATGCTGGCCTTGGCGTTTGCCATGGCCTCATGTTCTGGCGTACAGGCTCAGGCTCCAGGGAAAATCTATGAGTTTGATGCCGGTAGCACTGCCAGTATGCGGGGCTATTACATTCTCCGGGGCTGGCAGTTCTACGATGGCCTCCCACCTAAAGCCGCATTAGACTCTATCCGGGTGTGCGGTGCCGGGGCCTTAGCTCTAGGTGCGGCCATACACGAAATTTCTGGTGACATACGCGGCATGTGCCTGCCAAAGCCGCCCGCTCCCCCAGGAAAGAGTGAAATATTGTGTGAGGCGTTAGGAATGTACCTTGGCCGACCATTGAAGCTCGTCCACACAGCGGGGCCAATGTTCTACTGCGGGGAGCCGGGGCAAAAGGTTACTGGTGCGTGAGGTCGTCTGCTATAAGCCGGGCGGAAAATCGGCATAGCGCCCCAGGCCAAAAATTATTCCCATTTTTTTGTTGACAGCGTGTCAGACAATGCCTTACACTGTATTTCTATAGAACGCAGAACCACAAAACTCATAAAGGAGAACAGCATGACTAACCAAAGATGATTCGCGAGTGAAACGCAAGGCGCGTCTATTGGGCAAGGTTTTGGAACAAGAATATATGATGATGATTGATTCCTATAACTCACGGAACAATATCCAATAGTCGCGGAAAAATTTATGAACGTCAGACCAAGAAAAGAAAAGAAATTCGCAATGCGCATGACCGATGAGTTGAAGATCGCATTGGAAGCGGCTGCCATTGAAAGCCAGAGGCAGTCCGTTTCAGAACTCGCCCACATAGCCCTTGAAGAAAAGTTCTTGAGAAAGCCGCACAAGGATAGTGCGGTTCCTGTGGCAAGGATGCCATAAGGTGCGGTGCGGGGTGGTCGAACCACGGTCTCACCCCAATCCGTACACCAGCGAAGGACAATCCATGTCAGAAATAAAAGATGCTGCGGATCAGAAATGGATTCAGAATAAATCTGCAACGGAAATTCATTTGTCGGACTTTCATCCAGCGGCGCATATGACTCCCGAGCAGGCTAAGTTTACAATGCGCAGCATGGCGGCGGACTTGATGTGCGATTTGATGACGCTTGAGGCCACATCAAACGCGCTCGGGGATATCGTTACTGCTGAGGCGGCCCATTCCATGTATCAAATCGTAAAACGCCTCCGGGATTATCTATCTGATGAGTTTTGATTCCACAAGCTGCCACGCAATAGCCGCTCTGGATTTTCGATATGGGCTGGTGGCTGATGGTGATGAATTTGAACGCATCACAGATGAAATCCGACACGGAAAAGCTGAATGGATTATGAAGCAAAACCAGCAGAGAGACTGGTTTCGGATTTCATACAAATCGCAGGACTTGTTGGCGGTTTACGATTCATACAGTGAAAGTATCGTGACATTTTTACCGCCAGATAGATTGGAAAAGCCAATGCCTCCGAAGTGGAAAAATTGAAAGGAAATTAAATGCCAACCTATTACAAATTGCTGAATAAAAACGGAACGAGCACCACAGTCAATGCCGCCTGGCCTTTGCCAAAGCGCGGCAAACCGGGCGCATGGCTGCCACCTATTAAAGGTCCTCTAGTCGCGTGTGCAAACGGCTATCACGTCCTTAAGATCGAGGATTTGTTGAGTCGGAGAGGCGCAATGCTTGCTGAGATTGAAATAAAAGGCCGTCCGTTGAGAGATACGAACAAAAGTGTTGTCAGGCAAGCCCGCACTATCCGTATTGTTAAAGGCTGGAATGAAAAAAATCTCCGTTTGTTCGCCGCTGATTGCGCAGAACGCGCTCTACCGATTTGGGAAAAAAAATACCCCGATGATGACAGGCCACTCAAGGCCATCAAGGCTGCTCGCGCATTTGCCAAAGGTAAAATCAGCTTCAAAACGGTGATAGCAGCGCGCAATGCCGCTTATGATGCTGCTTATGATGCTGGTGCTGCTGCTGCTGCTGCTGCTTATGCCGCTACCGCCGCTGCCGACGCTACCGCCGCTGCTGCTGTTGCTGCCGCTTATGCCGCTGCCGACGCTGCTGCTGCTAGAAAGAAAGAACGAAAATGGCAGATAAAGCGGCTTGAGGAATATTTGAACGGAACATAAAAGGAACATGGCGGGCCGGTGTAATCCGTAAGGACCACGGGCGAACTTCCGCCATGAGCGGCCCGCCACCTTGAAAGGCAATGGATGGCTGAACAGGCAAACTTCTCTGGCCTTGTGGCTGGCATGTGGCCTGCTCAGAAAACCAAGAAAACTACCGCCAAGGTGCGGCCCAACACAGAGATAATGAAAAATGGCTATACTCGGGTGCCGCATGAACTGTTGGAAAAGGTGGTATCTTCTAATTTTAGCGGCCGCCAGCACGATTTATTTTGGCTGGTGTGGAGGGAAACGGAAGGCAGACACCGGGAATCTTTCGCCGCAAGTTTGAGGGAATTGGCCTTACGGCTTCATGCGGACAAGGCGGTGGTTTCCAGAACCGTGGCTTGGATGACAGATGAAAGTGAAAACAGGCCATTGAAACGTGAGCGGCATGGACAAGGAAAGCATAAATTCACCGTCAACCCGGACTGGATTCCAAGTGGAGAGAACTAGCGTGGACATAAGCCTGGAAGACGGAGTGTACGTCACGATTAAAAAATCATGCCCGTTTTGTGGAGAAAAAGAAGATTTCAAAAGTTTGGAAGACGGCCTGGGATTTATGAGTGTTCATTGCCAGTTTTGTGAAGCGACAGGCCCAAGACATGGCGATCATAGAGATGCTGTTAATGGCTGGAATCAAAGAGTTAATAAGCTGTCTATAACCTGTTCAAAACCTGTCGAAAGGGGTTGGCGTAACATCAACCCAAAACGGTTGGCCAAATGACAACCCACTGGGTTGACGTAATGACAACCCATATAAAGATAAAGATATTAGGTCCACAAAGATAACAGTAGGCGACTAGCTTTCGCGCCTTTCATTGTTCAAAACACAGCAAGAAAGGATTGAGATGACAGGAACGCTTGAGGACGAATTTGGAATCTACGGAGCCGATGAAATGTATAAGGCTCAGGCATGCGAAGATTATTCAAAGCAACTGGAGCGTCACCGTGGGCCTGAAAAGTCACGGCACCCGGATGAACCACCTCCGCGCATCAAATTGGCAGAACCATGGAATCAGCCCAAGTAGCCCAACACATTCATTCAAGGGAGTGTTATGAGTACGCCATTTGAAGTTGATGGAGTGCAATCGAAACAAGATCAAGTAGCTGTTCCACCAAGGACTCTAGTGGAAAAAGTGGGCGATGAAGAACGGGAAGAGATTTCCCGCATGCCGAATATAGAAGAAGTTGCTATCGCATACCAAATCGGATTGGATATCTTGGAGGCGGATGTGGAGGACATGTCGGATTTGGAATTTGACAAGCTGGCCCAGGATGAAACCGCCCTGCACAAAAAGATTGGGGGCCATGGAGTTGGGCTGGTTATCCATAAAAAGGAGGCTGAATACTTCAAAGCTCAAGCTGCTGTGCTCACTTCAATGGCTGATGGCTTGAAGCACAAAGCCCGTATGATCGAGAATCAGGCCGATCGCAAACGCTGGCGCTTGAAGGAAATCATGGATCGCTTCGGTATCAAGAAAATCAAAGGCCCACATGCCACCGTATCCATCACCAACGTCGCACCCTCCCTGGATGTCCTGAATGAAGCCATGGCATTGAAAGCCCTGCCCGCTGAATTTGTAATCACTGAGCGCCGGATAGATAAAGGCCCGTTACTGAAAGCCTTAAAAGAGCCGGATGTGGATGGATCAGGCTGGGGTGTATCCCTAAAAACTGGAGTTACCACAATCAGCGTGAGGGGGTAATTGCATGGACTTGAAACAACTCGCCCAACCATTCCCTGGCAACCAAGTCAAATGGCGGGTAGGCGCTACCACTGGCGACAAGAAAAAGGGACTGGCCCTGGCCTACATAGACGCCCGAGCGGTGATGGATAGGCTGGATGAAGCCTGTGGCCCGGAAAATTGGCAAAGCAAGATCGAAGTCCACGGCGAACGGGTGCTTTGTTCAATCGGGATTAACATTAAGGCTGGCGATGGTATGGCTGAAGCCCCTGAATGGGTCTGGAAAACAGACGGAGCCGGGGCCACCGAAGTGGAGGGGGACAAGGGCGGTATTTCAGATGCCATCAAACGCGCCGCTGTGCACTGGGGCGTGGGCCGCTATCTATATTCCATGGATTCCCCTTGGGTGGTACTGGACAAATACAAAAAGATAGATAAATCAGAATTCGCCAAGCTGGATAAACTGGCCGGAGGCACACCAACCCCAGCCGAACCTCCAACGCCACCTCCGCCACAGCCGGCAAGTCCACAACCTCAGCCTCCACCACCGCAAACCAAGGCCACAGAATCCAATGGTGAAATTGATACCGCCTACGTGGAAGGGGTGAAAAAGGAACTGGAAGCTGATGGGATTCATGGGATCGGGGCCATGCAGGAGCTATGGGTTAAACGCAAACAGGACTGGTATTCAGGGGCACGGAATCAAGAAACTCGGTCCGCCCTTTACACCATGTCTGAGGAACTGGCCGCTGAATACGATCCTGGAGCAGCGGCGGAAACAGGGGAGAATGCAGCCTAATGGATATCACATTCAACGCGGAAACCACCCTCAAGATATCAGCGGGGGAAGTGCATTTGTTGTTGGATATCGCTCGCATGTCCTATGGAGAAGCCCAAAGACAATTCGCCTGCGGCCGAATCAGTAAAACCCGCAATGAAGATATCAAAGGGCTTTGCATGGAAATCATCATAGGGTTGGAGGGGTCCGGATGATAAACGCCATACGCTGGACCAAATCCGCCGACCTATTTGCCCCACTCACGCCCTGGCATATTCCGGTTGGAAAGCATAGCCAGCGCAGGACAGCTTGCGGGCTTTCAATCCGCATAGGCGCTCCGATCATTACAGAATCTATTCCTCCATCAAAAGTGTGTAGCGTTTGCAGGAAAGCACCCACAACATTTGGAAGTCTGACAATGGAACCCAAACCAGATCATCCAACCCATGCGGAAATCAAAGTGGCAACGGAAAAGTTTCTGGAGGATGGAGGAGTCATTAAGCGCCAACGCGAAACCACAATAGGCGAGCAGACTCGCAGAATTGGCGGTGATGATGGGTGGATCATGGGAGATCAATCAGCTTATTTTTTCAACGTGTGATGGCACCAACCCATGAAAAACATGCAAGAATATTGCCCTGACTGCGATATGCGCCAAATTCCAGGCATGGAAGACCACATGTCAAAGTGCGGACTTGGCAAGCCCAAGGCTTCCGGTTACACCAAAAAGGGATGCGCCAATATAATCTGGGACTATATTCTCAAACACGGAAAAGGCACAGCAGCGGATTTCCGCGAAGCCCTCAATCTTAAGCCACTTGAAGTCAGTAATGGATTGCGTACACTGAGGGCAAGGGGAGTGGTTAAGAATGCGGGGTATGGGTTTTGGGAGAAGAAATAATGGAACCTTATTTCGACGGCGGCACGTACTTTCACATCGTTGACGGTAAACGCCTGGGCAAGCAAATGGCCAGAGTAGGCGCCCTGATGATTGATGGCCGATGGCGAACTTTGCGGGATATTGCAGGAGTCACCGGATACCCGGAAGCATCGATTTCGGCTAGATTGCGCGACTACAGAAAACCAAGATTTGGCGGCTATCTTGTCGATCGCATGAGAATTGAAGGCGGGTTATTTACCTATAGAATGGGGCCAGCACCAAGGGCGCCGCTACCGGGGCAGCAAGAAATGCAACTGGAGGGGATGGGATGAAATACGGCGCTTCCATAAAATGCTTCTTTAGTCAGCACGAGTGGGTAGCTGGCATAACAAAGCACGAACCCGGAGGGACGAAAACCTACAACTTCATTTTGTGTGTGCGATGCAACCGCACAGAAAATCTCCGGCCTTTTACTTGCAAAAATTTGATGTCAATCCGGTTCACGGATAGCCCGTACTCAATATCGTTTGCCACCAGAATCAAATGAAACAAGACCTCCCAAGAACCAACAAGCGCCCCTGGGTAGAGAAGAGGGATCACGGAGTATGCGCAATTTGCCAATGCGACACGGAAGGAATGGCCCGCCGCATGATGGCCCGCGCCAGAGAACTGCTGAAGTATTTTCTTGGTGCCCGCGGCTACGATTCCTGGCGGGAGCTTCATATCATGCTGGGCTTTAATCCAAACCCAGGCAAGACATGGTGGGAAGCAGACCATATTCACGCATTGGCCGAAGGCGGAAAAGACACCATGGAGAATCTAAGAACCCTGTGCCTATCCTGCCACGGATTGGAAACCGCCCATTTACTCGGAAGGCTGGCCAAGCAAAACCGGATGAAATCCAAGCAGCCGAAGCGGTTCAAATACGATGCGCAAAGGCTGTCGGGGTTGGGTAAATGGAAATACTGGCGCACCGTTTGAAAGGCTCCCTGCCTGCTGCCTTGTCCTACTCAGGATAGGCAAGTGGCGGGCGGGGTGTCTTTTAGCAAGGAGTGACCCGCGGTAATAGCCGTTATAGAACCTTAGGAGGACGCGGTGGGTGTTGAAATAGAAGAGTCTTTACGGGCGCATAATGAGGAATTGTTGGGAGAAGTTGAGTTTGCTCAAGAGCGCATCGCCGGTCTGAAGGATGAAAATGAATTACTCAAACTCGATGCGGACAGGTATTTAGGTGGTCGTCTTGAGATGGAAATGGAGGCAAAAAGGCATTGGAGAAAACGCGCCGAGTCGGCAGAGGCCAAATTAAAAGAAGCAAAAGCTTGGTGGGGTGAATGGAAAAGCATTGCTAAAACTTTTGAGGCCGAGCGCGACGATTATAAACGTCGCTGGAAGGAATTGCATAACGTGGCCGGGGAGAATGTGGGGCTGCGAGAGGCAATTCAAAAAGCCTGCACAGATACGGGATGTCTCAATTCTTACACAGAGGCAAGTTGTGACCCAGCAGAACCTGGATGCCCTATGTGTATTTTAGAAGCCGCTCTTAAGGGTGTGATGGGAGTTTATAAATTTGATAGCAAATCAGAAGAAGCTGCTTGGTTGGGCATGCTTATAGAGAAGAACAGGCGCATCGCCGCCCTGAAGGATGATGTGGATTCAGCAAACTTAAATGCCTCTGAAGCCAGTCTCGCTACTATGGCCGTAGTAGAACGCGCTAAATCAGCAGAGGCCGAGCGCGACAGGCTGCGGGAGGCTTTAAAGGATGCCCCTAAAATCCCCGTGAATTGGATAGGGAGCGCAGAGTATTGGGTTGTCTATGTGAATTGGTTTGAGGGCCACCGCAAAGCCGCCCTGGCCGATCAGGAGCCCAAGGAATCAACCCCATGACCCTAAAGGAAAAGCGGCAGGAGGAGATTCTCCAGTGGAAAGCAAATGGCTATCAACCTCGGCAGGATGACCAGGATTGGGTGATTGCCCAACTGGACGCCACACGGGAGCAGGCAAAGGATCGGCTGGAGGCGTTGAGACCATTGGCGGCACTCTGGAAACCAGTAATGGAATCCGCCCCTAGTCATTCATTTTATGGTTACGGAGAAGATGAGGCTATTCCCATAACTATTGGCCAAATCCGCGAAGCCAAACGCCTAGTCGATGAGGCGGACAAGGAAGAGGGTAGGTGATTGAAGCGTTTTTACCACCTACGCTTTCCCCGGCTCTATATAAGGTTTTTCTGGACGCCTTGGGAAAAGTCGATTGGGTTGGTTTGGAGGAAATAAAACCCCTTGAGCGGGTCCAGGAATTTGGCTTAATAACCAGCATAGCCGGTATCAAGCCACGGCCACAGCCCGCTTTCATGGAGGTGATGAGATTGGAGAGAGGGATGACCAAGCAGCCAAGGGCCAATCCCAGGGTATTTGTATCCTTTGAGCAGGCGGTGCAATGGTGCGCCGAGGTTCAGCCCAAAGTGCATTGGGTGAGCACGGATAACAATATTGCGGCTTTGTATGAGGGCATCCAGGAATTGATGAAAGAGATTCGAGAACTTAAAAGTCAACTGGAGCGGAGGCATGAGAGCAATAACTGACATTACGAATGTATCTGAACCAGAGCATGATAGACGTATTTCCCATGAGTGTAAACACATGGATGGTGGTTTCGGACGAGCTGGAGTTGATTTGGAAGATAAACGGTGGATAGCCAGCGTTTACCAATCTTACGGTCAGATTGGGGATTGTTCGGGGCATATTTGGAATGTTATTTATTGCCCTTGGTGTGGCGTAAAATTACCAGACCCTGAAACGGTTGAGGAGAAATCAAAAACCAAATTAGCAAAGCAATGGATTGTAGAGGGTGAATAGCAACGCCCGAACGCGGGCCAACCGTATTCTCCATACGGAAACTGTCAAATGCGGGAGTCAAATCTATGGCCGGCCACACGCCGATACCGGATGCTGAACTGGATGAAATGGAAGAGGACACTATGGGTGCCGTGGCGGGGGATGTGAGCATCACTGATATGCTCAGTCTGATAGCGGAGGTGCGGGCGTTGAGGAAAGCAGCCGAGCAAATGTTGTTCTATGAGGATGCAGGCGGTGACGGATGGTGGCGAGGTTGGGCAATGCTCAAAGCAGCCCTCCCAGCCCCCAGCGAAAGGAGAGATTGATGAATCGGAAGGGATTGAAAATAGAAGAGCGGCCCCTGGTGTCATTGATCCCCTACGCCCGAAACGCCCGTAGCCATTCTGATGCACAGGTAATGCAGATAGCCGCTGAAACCGTAGGCCGCTCATGCCTTGGAATTGAAATCGCCCCTGAATATTGTGATATGATCATCCGTAGATGGCAGGACTTCACAGGGGAAAAGGCTAAGATTGAGCCGAGTGGTGATCTGTTCCCGGCCCGAATCGGCGCTTCTAAATCAGAACGGTGACAGAATGGCCTTCAAAAAAGGGATGAAGAAAACTGGTGGGCGTCCAAAGGGTGGGCAAAACAAGCGCACCGTGGAAATCCGCGACATGCTTGAGGCCATGGACTGTGACCCGCTGGAATTCATGGCCAAGGTGGTCAACGGTGAAATAGACCAAAAGATTGTGGTGCGTACCGGAAAGGATGGGGTGCCCGTAATGGCCACGGCCCCGGCTAGTTTAGATCAACGCCTTGCCGCAGCCCGTGAACTTGCCCAATACATAGCCCCCAAGCGGAAGGCCATAGAGCTTGGCGATGGTGAAGGGAACAATCTGTTCGCTGCCTTTGCAGAGGCAATATCCAAGCACGGAGCAGGGAGAAATGGAAAATGACGCAAACATTAGGGCCAATCTTTGAGTGTGATATTTGCGAACGTGAATACCACGTAGACGAAGGGGCTATTTGCCAGGAGTGCAATACCACGCAGGAATCCACCAAACGATTTCAGCAAGTGATGGAACGCGCCGACAAATTGGAGGCCGAGCGCGACAGGCTGCTGAAAGTTGCGCGCGTATTTCTAAAGAACCACCACGGACACCATCCAACACTCTGCATTGACGGTTGCGACCTATTGGCATGCGGCGAGGGCGCTTTGATTGAGGCTCTGTCTGCGAAGGGGGAATGATGAAATATTGGTTAATTATAACGTCTGTATTTTCGATCTGGATGTTTGCAATCATCTATTTCCTATTACCTCCTGGCTGGTCTTATTGGCAGGGATACATTGCTTTTGCTGGCGGTTTATCTGTAATGCTTGTTCCAATTTGTATGATTGACGCGCTCCGTCACGAAGGGTTTCAAAACGATTGGCGAGCAGTATTTTTATACTGGGGCACTATGTCGGCAACCGCGATTACAGGCGGATGGTTTTTCATAGGGCTTGGTTTATGGACTCGCAACAGCGATAACCCGCTAATCTGAAAAGCCCGTGAAATCCAACCCTGAGCCATCCCCTGAAAATCCCCTAGATGAAGCGGTAAGAATCGCCCTCACCAATCCCAACTGGTTCGCCGACAAGATACTCAATTGCCCCAACGACTCCTGGCAAGCAGAGATAATGGATGCTATAGCCGACCTTGACCGCGCGCGGCAGGGAATGCCAACCCTCTACAATCACGACCTGAAAAACAAATTCTCCATAGTGGCTGGCCACGGCCCAGGAAAGACCCACCTGGGGGCCAAGGTCATGCACTGGTTCAACTTTACCCGCCGCGCCATCATTCCCTGTACGGCCCCCAAGGAAAAGCAGCTTACGACCCGCCTATGGCCTGAATTCCGACGCATCCTGCAACGAGGTATCAAGGAATACCGGGACCTGATCCTGGTGGAAGCCATGAAGATAGTCTGGGGGAATGATCCGCTGTGGTTCGCCACCATCGAAGCCGCCAGCATGCCGGAAAATCTGGCAGGTTATCACGATGATATGGTATTATTCATTGTCGATGAGGCCAGCGGCATAAAGGAAGAAATGTTCCCCGTAATCATGGGGGCGCTCACAACGGAAGGGTCTGTGCTGCTCATGTACGGAAACCCCACCAAGCTCACAGGCGAATTCTACGCATCCCACAATAAACGTGGAGTGATGGAAGATTATTACCTGCGGCATGTAAAGCCGGAAGAGTCACCTCACGTCTCACAAAAGTGGGTTGATGGGCTGGTACGCAGATATGGCCGGGATCATCCGGTGGTTAAGGTGCGGGCGTTCGGTGAATTCGCCGAGATGATGGAGAACCAGTTGATTCCGCTGGCGTGGATAGAGCGCGCCCGCGACACCTCATTCACCACCGATGGTTCACTGCCCAGAATGCGCATATCGGTAGACGTGGCGGACGGCGGAGAAGATGAAACAGTAGTCACAGTAGCCCGGATGTTTGATACCGCGACTCTGTTCCTTGAGCAGAAACGTTTCAATTTCGAGCCTTCAGTTTCCCCAATTGAATCAGGAGAAGCGGCGCTCAGGATATACCAAGCCTGGGGATGCACACCAAAGAACGGCGATGACTTTGTTGTGGATGCCATCGGAGTAGGTGCTGGTACAGCAGGGTGGCTAATGAAGCAGGGAATGCCTGTGATAGCGTACAAGGGTGGCGAGGCGTCGGATGACACAGCCAAATGGCGGAACAGGCGCACACAGTCCTATATCGTGATGCGGGATGGATTCCGCGATGAAGCCATCTTTATCGCTGATGACTTCACGGCAGACTGGGACGACTTCACCGCTCAAATGTGCAGCATCAAATCCAAGCCAGGAACCGAGCGGCTGGAAGAATTGCAGACCAAAGAGGAAATGAAACGGTCGGGGATAAAATCACCGGACATGGCGGACAGCCCTGCCATGGTATTTGCTACCAAGCAGCCTTCTATGACTGGGAGATTGGGGAGCATCATAACCACGCCCGGCCTCGGGGCCAGGCAATAAAGAAAGGGTAGATATGGAATATAAAGACAGAATTTTTGTTTGGTGCATGTGGGCTGCAATGATGCTTTGGCTTGTTGGCTTTATTTACTTTGCAGTTGTTATAGCTCCAGGAAGTATCAGAATAATGCGCTGCGATGAAGAACCATCTGCAATAAAAATTATTTGTATTCAAGAGAAAGGATGATGGCGAAATGACTCACCAAACCCCAGAAACACCCTCCAAGGTTGGCGATGATTGGTGCCGCAGATGGCATTGGCTGAAAAGCCGTGAAATCCTGGCGGAGTCCTTGCCCATCTCCACCCATCCTGATACACCTAAATAACCAACCGGCCACTCGGCCACATGCACGGCGTAACCCGCCGGACTTATAGCATGGAGGGTTCATGAATGAATCCGCTGACCTGGGTAAGGAATACCTTCGCCAAAACTCCGCTTGATCGACCCGTCGCCGCAAAGCCGTCTACCAGTGAAACCGCCTTTGCTTATGGCAACTGGTTCGGTTCCAACGTACCCATGCAGCGGTGGAATCCCGATGACCTAGTGCGCAACCGTGGCGTTGATGTCTACAGGGACATGCTTCGGGATGACCAAGTAAAAGCCGCCTATCTCCTCCGCGTGAATACGATTGTGTCCCGCCGATTCAGGTTCGAGTTGCCGGAAGATACACCTGAGAACCGGAACATTGAGAAGTTCTTTCGCTTCAACATCGAAAACTTCATTCACGGCACATTCATACAATCCCTGCTCCAGGTCCTATCCTCAGAGGCCACGGGGTATTCCATCAATGAGTTGATATTCGCCGCTGGAGAATTTGAAGGCTCTACAAAATGGATGGTGCGCGCCATAAAGCAAAAGCCGTTCTATACCTTCACCTATGAAGCCGACCCGTACGGGAATGTGCTGAATCTGATGCAGGTTGTAGCCGGTAATCAAAACAAACTCGATCCGCGCAAGTTCATCATCCATGTGACCAACAGGGAATTTGACCCGCTATTCGGAGAATCCAATCTGCGCGCGGCCCACCGGCACTGGTGGTCAAAGGATAATCTCCTCAAATTCTGGGATATTTACCTGGAGCGCATGGCGGGTGGATTTCTGAAAGGGTCCGTCGATCGAGACCTTTCCGCTGCTGAAGAACAGAATCTGAAGGATGTGCTCACCAATCAAACCGCCTTCTCCTCAGTGATTGTGCCTAAAGGCGTGGATATTGAAATGGTGCTGGCGAAGGACACCAGGGCATTCGAGATTGCAATCGAAGCGCGGGACATGGCAATCGCCAGATCGATACTGATGCCAAACCTGCTTGGTCTCACACCTCAACAAAAGGTGGGTTCACTGGCCCAAAGCGAAACCAACAAGGAAACCTTTTTCCAATTAATCACGGCGGCTGGCAATGAATTGGCCGACACGTTTAATGAACAGATGTTCCGGCCCTTGGCATGGTGGAATTTCGGAAAGACAGAATTTCCCATATTCACATTCGAGCCCTTCTCCGATGAGGAAAAGCGCCTCATTGCGGATTCCTGGGGCAATGCGGTTGAAAAAGGCATTGTCACTCAAACGCCTGCCGATGAAGCGCGCACCAGGGAATTGCTGGATTACGATCAGATTGATCCAGAGGCAATACCTGATAATCCGGATGATGATGCTGAAGGCGCAGGCGGCGAGGTGGAAGAGCCGGAAGCACCGGAGGAGCCAGATCGAGCGGCCATGCGGCAGATTGTCAAGGTGGAGAAGAACGGTGGAACGAGCATTATCCGCTATGACAATGGTGATGTGGAAGTCCATTACAAAGATGATTTAAGTGGATTGGCTATAAACGGGGTAGCAAAATTCGATGAGCATCCCGATAAGGATAATCCGGCTACCCGTGGCCCAGCCCCAGATCAATCCCGCAATCAAGCCCCGTGGCGAGACAGGGTGAATTTCCGCGAAATCGAGCAGGAAGTAATAACCCAAGAGAACCGCACCGTAGCTGGCATGGGCGTTGTAGTGGACGACATGGTGCAAGCCTTGAAGGTGGCAATCGCCACAGTGATAGAGCCCAAGGAAGATGCGGATTTTGTTAATGATGCTGAAGCTATTGGAAGCGCAATCACCCCAGTGATGCGCCGTGGACTGAACGCCACCGTGAAAACAAGCCTGATTGACGCATATGGTAAAGGCAGGAGTACCGCTCAAGCTGAATTAATCGAAGCAGGGGCCAGCGTAAGCGATGTGGGGGCGCGGGAGCGGATCAACCTTGCGGTGAAGATGGCACCGCGGGCAGCCGTATCAGACCCGCTTAAAAGCCCCGTGCTCTGCTTTGTCTCAGGCATCGCCCTGGATACAGCAGAGAGGTATTTCAATGCCAGAGCATTCACCATCACTGGCGATATATCCGAGGACTTGGTGAGCAAGGCGCGCATCGTTCTATTGAATGGAATCCGGGATGAGCGTTCGCTTCAGGATATCATCAACGAGCTTGATCAGGTGCTTGCGCCGGTTCTGAATGACAGACCCAGGCTGGAGACCATCGTGCGCACCAATATCACTGATGCCTTCAATCAGGCGCGCTTGGCAGTGTTCAATTCTCCTGACCTGGGGGATTTTGTAGAGGCGTATGAATACTCAGCCATCATTGATTCGCGCACCACGGATTTCTGCCGGTCAGCCGATGGGAAAATATACCCCAAGGATGATCCATTCTGGAGTCAAGCCACTCCTCCAAATCACTTTAACTGTAGGTCTATATTGATTCCTGTTACAGTTGAAGATGAGTGGAATCCATCTAAACCCTTGCCAGCATCGGTGCAACCAGCGACGGGGTTTGGGAAGGAAGAACAGGCAGCATAAGCCGCCACGCTGAAGAAACCCAATCCTGTTGAGCGAGCCATTCAAGGTTAGAAATCCATACGAAACCAGCGAGCCACCGCGCACTAGAAACCCCATGAGAAGAAGCGAGCCAACATGGAGCAGCAACCCAATTGGGCAGAGCGAGCCACCGCGCTAAAGAAACCCAGTGTCCGTAAGCGAGCCATTCTTGGATAGAAATCCATTCAAACAAAGCGAGCCAATAAACGCAAGAAACCCGTGAGCGATTAGCGAGCCATGTGCGCCGAGTAACCCGTCACGACAGAGCGAGCCAAGCAAGAATAGAAAACCAACCCCCAAAAGCGTCCATCAACATAGAAAGGCCAGCGAATGAACAGCCAAAGAAACAACCTCCGCGTGATCGTGAGAGGCGCGTATGATGTTCAGAAATTGCGAATTCAGATGGGCAACCGGATCGTTGCTAACTTCAAGGTAAAGCTGGGCCAAGAGCCAGGCCAGTCGGAATCGGAGATCGACAAGATAGGCAAAGAGGTGCTTTCCCAATTGCGCCAGTCATTCAATCGGATTACCGATGGAGTGGCCAAGCTGCCATCCCTGCGGAAATTCAAAGGGGATGAAATCATTTCCAGCTACACGGAACTCTGCCTGATCGCCCAGTACATAGAACTGGACAAGCAGGAAACGGAGCACTTCAAGCGCCTGGGAACTATCCTGCAAGAGCATCCTATATTCGCTGAGTGGCTTTGCGAGGTGCGGGGTGTGGGTCCAGCCATGGCCGGGGTGATCATATCCGAGATTGATATCCACAAGGCACGGCATCCCTCAAGCATTTGGAAGTATGCAGGTCTGGACGTAGCGGATGATGGCATGGGCCGCACACGGAAAAAGGAACACCTTGTGGAGGTGGAATAT